GTGTGAGGAAACAAGAGGCAGCGAGATCGTATGGGGTTGTCGCTGCTTCTTGGACTATTGAAGCAAGGGCTGAAGAGTGGGCTAAAGTACTCTCATAAATCACCCTAGTTTGATTCGTTCAATTACTGTGTCAATGGAATAAAGTATTTAACGAACCACGGTAGTATCGTAACCGCGTGAATTATAATCCCCAACCGATTCAGGGTAATGTTTAGCAATTACATCTTTTCTAACATAAGTTGGAATGTTTAATAATTCTTTAGCATCTTTGTGGTAGCAAGGATCATCACTTCCATGTTCATAGTCGGAGCGCCACCGTAAACGCCTAAACACTTCGTTGCTAATAAAAATACAGGCAGCAGAGGCCATAGTGTCCATGACTGGAAACTGGTGACCTTCAACATCAGGGCCAGTAAGACCATAAGTATTAATGTATGGGGCACACAAAGGATGATTAATTTCTAACATGCGAGGCATAATGTCATTTGGTGGCATACAATCAGCAGCAATAAAAAGCATGTGGGTGGCTTTTTTAGCCGTACTGTATTCAGTACAAATGTTTTGCCCTAACGTTAAATGCCGCAACCGATTACTCATATCAACATTTGTTCTGCCATCATCAAAAACGTAAGTCCAATATTGTCCACCAATAGCCTCCAACCGTTCAATGAACGGGGCAAACGGCTCTAATCCTCTAGCATCAGTTTGGATAGCAGCAAAATAATCTATCGGCACATCACTATTTTCACGCACCTGTTCAGCGTTCCTCATCCAAGACCCCCAAACTTCAGGAGAATCCATAGCGAAAGTTGCTAAAGTTGTACAGACAGTTATCATTTGATCTCCTTAAGAGCACGTTCTATGCCCTGCTCTATCGTTATTTGCGGTATGTGAAATTGGTTCATAAGATCCGGCGAACCTACCCGGTAAGAACATCCACGAGGTTTATCTACCAACAGTTCAACATTTTTAGCCCCAAACATTTCAGCCAACTGCACAAACGAAACTCCCCTACCTGTAGCAAGATTAACAGGATGCTGATAGTCGGCTTCTACAATTTTTATACACGCCTCAATAATATCATCAATATGTATCCAGTCGCGCTTTTGAGTGCCATCTGACCAAATTTGGAAAGGGTCTTCACCATTTAATACTCGATCTCTAAACGCACCAAACGGATAATCTGAGGACTGGTTAGATCCGTACCCGCTGAACGGGCGCACAACATATACGGGCACACCTGTTGATTTAACAATTTCAGCCATAGATTCGCCGGTAAGTTTAGACCAACCATAAGTAGAATCGGGAGTTCCCATAGTTGGTTGAAAAGTAATATCGCTTTCATAAAGTATCCTGCTAGGGTCACCTTCCTGTAACCATACTGGATAGGCAGCAGACGACGAAAAATACAGCATTGGGGTTTGTGTTTTAGCAACCCAATCAAAAGCGGCTTGATCCATAACAAGATTACCAGCCACCCATAAGGGAGACTTATCTATCGCTAATCTGCCTCCAACGTTAGCAGCACAATGAATAAACAAATCAATGTCATTAGCAGAACCAAACCAGTCTAAAACATTTTCACCATATTTTATGTCGCATCCTTGAACCCGGTGTCCTGCTTCTAAAAAAAATTTTCTGAAATGGGAGCCAACAAATCCTGCATCTCCACTAATAAAAATATTCATGATTTACTTTCTAGTAGTTTGTCTTCCCAAAAATTTAAATCATCCATACGAATACAAGATTTACACAACAACTGCCAACCCATGTACGCTGAACCTCCCGGTTTATGGCAACGGTCACAGGGAATAATCGGGTCTTCCATTACTCTTCTTCTTCATCCACATCAATCATTTTCCATGCGTTAGTTTCCATCATGGATTCAAGTGAATCTTTCCACAATTTAGATATGCGTTTAATAAGATCATCCGCTACATCAGGATTCCATGAAGCGTTTTCAGCGATAAGTTCAACCTTTAATTCACCGTAAGTGATTCGTGCTATCAGGTTTTTACTTATAGCCATTAGTTGTACCTCGCCATTGAATCGTGGATCAGGAAGTATGCCACACCATCTACCGCGTTGTCTCTAGCATACCCAGCCTTAGAGCGACTGATTTTTACTAGCACCATCATTAAGGCTACGTCTTGGGCGGTTACTTCTTTACCAATATATCCGCTCCACATGGCTGCGATCCTGCCAAGGTTCTCTTCGGGACTGCCGTATGAATCGTTACGGTCTTCATCAACTAAACGAATAGCGTCTACAGCGACAGTTGGGTCTACCATGAGTAACGGTGTCCTTCCACAACGAATGATTTATTATCAATATAGATAAGCGTTGGTGACACTTTATTCCCATCCACATACAAAATGCTGAAGGCTTGCTGCCAGTTGTGTGTTTTTGTGTACCCGGCTTTCGTGAAATCCATGAGGCACCCGACTTCCATGCCGTATAGAGTGCGGGTGACGCGACCGTTTACCCCTTGGGTGTGGGGGCGTATGCCTGCCCGGTGGGTGTGTCCGCAGGCTATAGATAGGCCAGTTTTTTGGGTGAGTCCCCATGCGGTTTGCCCCGGTACACCACTAACCCCAGCCTCATCTCCATGCATGATTGCCCAGCCGGGTGCGACTCTGAAAGCCTCTTCATGGTAGGTGATACCTAACTCGTCAAGTCGCAGGAAGTTCTTCAACTCCAACTCAGGTAGCCCCAGAAGCCCCGGCAAGCGTGATTCTAGGGACTTAAACAGCCGGTCGGTATGATTAGACCGGATACAATGATCGACCTTTAAATCGGCTAAAATCTGTACTGTAGTGTCCCGGTCCCTACCAAGAGTACGCTCCCACTCACCCCCCTTACCCTGAGTCCAACGCCCAATTTGAGGTAAATCAATCTCATCTCCGACCGTCACCACAATGTCATCAGGGGATTTCATGTCAGAAATAGCCTGACAAACAGCGTCAACTGCTCGCTGATCGTGAAAAGGGACCTGTAAATCTGATATTAACCAGATTCTGGACATGGGGTTATCCCATCCACCGATTCACTTCAGACTGTTCATACAAAATATCTATCTTCCTCGTAGTCCAATCCTTATGCCGAGGATGACGAACAGTAGCCGTCCGCTTCAACTCAGACCAGCCACAAGCAACCCCACACGCCTCCTGAAGAAGAGCCAACGACTGGCGTTGAGCCAACGTGAAATCCTTCTTCCGACCCTTAGACATGATCTCCACCCCAAGAAAGAAATCATTACCCATATCGTCTGGACAGTTAAAACTCTCCCAAGGAGGCTTACCCTTAAACGACCCCTTACCTGCATGCCACACCGGGAACACCGAATGAACATACACAGTACCGTCACGATCAAGAGTAAAATTCGCTGCCGGAACCTCATAATGAGACTGGATATAACGAATAACGTTATCGTTTGCGCCCTTCTGATTACCAGCAGCAGAAGGAGAAGTAGATTCAGTAGCAGCCGCAGCCGTATGATGCAACATCAAACCGTCAGGAAGTTTCCCCACCCCACGCCAAACACCCCTACGCCTCACAGACCATTGTTTCTGAAACACCACCTTGTCCCCAAGTTCAGCGACAAGAGCCCTCTTAAAACGAGAAGTAAACATCACGCCTCCGGTGGGACAGTAGACAAATCATCAGGCTCACTAGAAAGAGGAGTCAGATTCGCTAACGCTAAAGACGGGGCAACAATCGCACCAACAAGAGCAACCCACAAAGGAGCAGCAGACTCATCAATAATTCCGTAACCAACCAGCAGCGGAATCAAAGCCATACAAACAATATAAGTATACTTACGCCCCTCACGGGAAAGCAACCAATTCATTAATCCTCCAACCCGACATGTTTAGCGATACGCTGCACACTAGCAGCAACATCACTCAAAGACTCTCCCCCATTGCGATACCCCGGTTGGATTGGGCGTGTCGCTTTAGCCAACTCGTCCCTAACAATCACCCTAGTCAGCCACAAAAAACCAGCAAGAATACCGGTAATGATGGTTATAACACCAACTATGAGAGCGATCCATTCGTTAGGGGACATGCCAAATTACTCAGCCGCTTCTTCTTCAGCGACAGCGGGTGCAACAAACACATCATTCTCGCTATCGTAAGTAAACCCAATACCCGCATACGTTCCACGAATACTGTTGTTGTATGAAGTACGAATCCATTTGCCTTGCAAACCGATACCGTGAATGTATGCCTCAATCGCTGCATCCGATTCAGTAGCATCCAGATTATCGGGTACAACAATTACTTCACGGACGATACCGTCTTCTATACGTGCTGCATGTGCCATTTTTGTTTCCTTTCGTAGTTATGTTTTAGTTTCAAATCATGTAGCGAATTATGACAACACCGGAACCGCCAGCGCCACCGGAGCCAGCGCTATTTGCTCCACGGCCACCGCCCCCACCGCCTGTGTTGGCAGTGCCAGCACCACCGGTTGCACTTGTCGAACCACTACCCCCGCCGCCAGTTCCGCCAGATCCACCACTTCCAGAAGCAAAACTAGAACCGCCCCCACCACCACCGGCGTAAGTAACGGATGAACCAGTAAACGAATTAGCCTTTCCCGCTCCTCCGTTAGTGCCGTTTATGGAACTGCTGCCATCTACCCCTTGTGCAGATGCTCCACCGCCACCAGCGCCAGCGTTGTTTGGATTTGCAGCACCAGTAAAGTTTCCACCACGAAAACCTTGCTCTCCTTGAATCCCTTGAAGAATTGACGATCCGCCAGTACCTGAAACACTGTTGCCCGAAGATGCACCCCCACCCGAACCGCCGACTGCGCCATTCCTAGTACTTTCTGAGCCACCACCGCCGCCGCCAACTCCAAGAAATTGGCCCAAAGCACTGCTGCTTCCGTTACTTCCAAGGAGGTCGCTGCTAGAACCACCAGCGCCACCTCCACCGATGGTGACAGTAGTAGTTCCGCTTTTTATGTAAAGTTGCAAAGATTCAAAATAGCCACCTGCCCCGCCTCCGCCGCCCCTACCAAAGCCACCGCCTCCACCGCCACCGACAACGAGGCAATCAACAAACCCAGCACCAGAAACAGTCAGCGAACCAGACGAAGTAAACGAATGAACCTTATACGTCTTACCATTAACACCATTACTACCATCAGCGACATAAGTAGTTTCAGTTCCACCACTCGCTGCTACACCTGCTGCTGATCCACCAATAATGGTACGGACAATAACCACACCAGAACCGCCTGCGCCGCTATTATTACCACTATAAGCACCGCCACCGCCTCCGCCAGTATTAGCACCACCAGCAGTAGCGGCGGAACCAGAAACTGAACCAGCACCGCCACCGCCAGAACCACCAGCACCAGCAGTTGTGCCGCCACCACCACCGCCACCAGCACGAGTTACTGAACTTCCAGTAATGCTGTTGGCTAAACCAGCACCACCCGCGCCGCCTACTGTACCTGAACTTGCTGCATTAGAACCAACAGCACCAGCACCGCCGCCTCCACCGCCACTACTTTGACCCACAACACACGAACCACCATTATTTCCCAATCCTGAAATACCTGCACCGCCAGCGGTACCACCATTACTTGGTCCACCAGCACCACCACTACCTGAACCGCCATTCAAACCGGGATTTGTATATACAGTAGTTGTGTTATAAACAAACGAAGCACCAGCACCGCCAGCGCCACCGGGGGCATATGAAGAACCTATTGAAGAAGCAATACCATTATTTCCATAACGGCTCGCACTCGCTATTCCTGTAGTTGACGCTCCACCAGCACCAACGACAACGGTTTGTGAACCAGCAGGCAGAAAAACACTGCTAGCAAATAGATGCGCCCCAGCACCACCACCTGAACCGTTATTGCTACCACCGGAACCGCCGCCACCGATAACGAGAACATCAACCACACCACTAGAAGAAACAACCAGCGAATCAGAAGAAGTAAACGACCTCACCTCATACTCAATACCACCATCAGTATAAGTAGTACGAGTACCACCAGAAGAAATCTGTGCGAACCTACCCGCTGTAGGTATCGCTGAACCTGCACCTAGAGCGGTAGATAGTTTAGATATAGTCATTATGCTGTCCTTACTCTCACGATTACAACACCCGAACCGCCGTTGCCACCGGGATTGTTGCCTCCACCGCCGCCACCGCCAGTATTGGATGTGCCAGCAGTGCCAGCAGTGCCCCCACTGGCACCAGCACCTCCGCCACCGTTACCTCCAGTGCCCCCAGTGCCACTAGAGCCACCACCACCACCACCACGGAAAACACTTGAACCTGTAATGCTATTTGCAAGACCAACACCACCAGCACCACCAGTAGTACCGCTACCATTCGCGCCAACACCGCCAGCGCCACCACCTCCGCCACCAGCGCCGGAAGAAGTGCCTCCACCATTACCGCCAGCAAACCCTTGACCTGTGGTTCCTGATCCCCCGACACCACTATTTGCTTTTCCGCCGCCGCCGGAACCGCCAGTAAGACCGTTGGCATTTTGTCCCGTACCAGCAGTGCCACCGCCGCCAACTGCTTGGGATATAAAAGTTCCAAATTGACTTGCAGTTCCAGTACCAGATGCTGCGTCTGATGTTGCACCTGTTCCCCCACCACCAACAGTAACCGTATATGTAGCAACATCTAAATTGAGAGTTCCGTACAAATAACCTCCCGCTCCACCGCCACCACTATAAAAACTTGCAACTCCACCACCGCCGCCTCCGCCAGCGACCACAAGCACGTCAGCGAAACCGGCTGTCGTTACTGTTAATGTCCCACTAGAATTGTAGGTAACGTATTTGTAGGAAATACCGTTCTCTGTATAGGTTCCGGTAGCGGCATCAGAGAAATTAGCGTCAGGCGGTCGTTGAGTAACATTAGGTAACCCCGCACGCTTAAAACTATTAATCGCCATAGTTATGAAATCTCCGACAGAAACGCAGTAAAATTACAAGTATCCGCAGAAGAAGAAACCCGAATAAACTTAGCCGCAGGCATAGTCACACCCAACGTCAAAGCCACCGTGTCATTACCAGCAACAGCAGCATCATAAACAAGAAACTCACTCGCTGACGGTGTACCAGCAGTAGCATCCATACCGATCCGTACTGTGATAGCGGAAGAAGACTGGTTAGTTATAACGAGAGAAGAAATCACCGCTTCAGTAGCAGCGGGTGTCTCATATAGGGTTGAGTATGTGCCTGTGCTTGCTGTGCCTTGTACTTGTGCGTATTTATATGCTGTAGCCATTTTATGCTCCTATTAGGAATAGTGGGTTCAATCCTACCTCAATACCATTAATAGTCCCTGTAAAGGTAGCACCATTAATAGTTGGATCAGTAAGAGTCTTATTAGAAAGAGTCTGCGTGTCGCTAGTCCCAACCACGCTCCCAGCCACACCATGAACCCCAGAATTAGAGTTAACGTGAAGGTTGGCTTCATCCGCATCAGTAGCGGTAAACACATGCTCAAGTTCAGCGCCGATTGCGTGGGACGCAACAGTAGTACCATCCGCTCCCCGACCCGTGGTTAAACCGTTAGAGAAAACAGTAATCGTATTACTTGCACGGGAAGAGCAAAGAATCTTCTCCTCGCTAATCTGACCACGGTTAATCACCACAAAGAACGGTCCAACAGCACCCGTAGGATAATTATCAAGATCATCACAAACAATAGTGAGATCACCAGTAGTACCATTCAACGTACTCGTCAAATAGGCAGGCTTCGCACCACCAGCATAAGAACGCCTCATTACATCACCTCTTCCAACACTATGAGAAATGTACCCTGCCAGCCGTTACCAGTCGTAGATAGACGCTCCGGCTGCCAGATAAAATCTCTAGCCAACACCTGATACGACTGACCAGACTCCTGATACTGGAACACAGTCCCATCCTGAATAAGCGACAGTAAAGCGTTCTTATCCGCTGTTGGATTCCTAGATTCTATCATCCCATTAATATCAACATCATCAGCAATAATTAACGGCACATCCCAGCGAGAAGCCTTACCCTTCACAGCGAAAGCACGAAACTCCCAACGAGTAGGAATAGGACCCTTAGCGTTATTCAACGGACAACGCAACATAACAAACCTAAGATTGACGCGAGAAAACTTAGTACCAGCAAGATTAAGATTATCGCTACGAATACTATTAGGAGTTAAAGCAAGACGGGCATAACGCCCATAAGGAGAAGAATCAAAAGCAAGATCAAGATACAACAACCCAGCACAATCAGGAATCCACTTCACCTGCATATACAAAGCAGCCTTCAAATCCTCCACACTAAAAGACATAGACCCCTGAGTAAGCCAACCACCCGGAACAAGATCAACACCCTCATAAAACACCCCAGCACCCTGAACAGCAAACACCCGCTTACCCTGCCAAGTCACAACAGAAGTAACATTCGCTGCCGCCTCATCCCACGCAGCAATATCGTTAGCAAACGCAGGAGTCAAATTAGTGGTAGTGAAAGTAGTTAAATCTAAACGACCCAAACCGGGAACCGGAGCAGTCGGGAAAACGTCAGCCTGATCATTATTCGTAGCAACATAAGCAGGGTCCATAGAAGAAACCCCATACCACACGAAACGATCCTGACCTTCAAAACACCTGACAGGCTCCACCGTAGGAATAACAGCACCAAGAAGAAGATCACCATTAGCATCAGGTTGCGCCATACGCACACCCTTATCAGTACCAATAAAAACAAACCCAAGATACTCGCTAATACTGTAACCAATCTCCCCATCAGGAAGTTCAGCAGCAACAATCGCTGGATTCAACCCAGTACCATCTTCCTTAATACCAAGCCTATGAACAACCCACCTATCACCAGAACCACCCAAAACATAGATAGCGCTAGGGCCAGAACAAGCATCCACCCACCTGAAAGAAGAATCAGGGTTAGTGTAAATAAGAACAGGAGAAGCATAAGTAGTAATATTGTATAAAGCATTATTACGGTCAGCGATTAAATAATCTTTCACATAAGCCAACATAGAAGTACCAGCGAAAGAATATTCTAAAACAGGAGTACCCGCTGGACCATCCAAACTATAAACGTCACCATCAGTATTAACCATGTTAATAAGTGCGCCGTCATCAGCAACATCAACAACAGGAACACTACCCACAGAAACAGAAGCAGTCATAGTACCAAAATCAGACCACCAGTAAGTAGTATTACCATTAACCACAACAAGATAACCCTCATGCAAAGTTAACCAAGACTCACCACTAAGCGTTTGCATTTCTAAAGTTTCAGGCAACAAACTCATCCGCCAACGAGTCCACGGATCAACACCAAACGAATCCTCAAACCTAGACTGAATAGCGTCATCACGATCCAAGTTAGACTGACCCGCGCCAGAGTGCCAATCCGAAACCTGTTGCCTCCAAATGTTTTGCGGCAACAACAACACATCACGATTATCAGTAGTGTTCCTTTGCTGCAACACATCAATAGCACGCTGCGAATAACGATTAGAAGCCGTATCAATCGGATACACCCTGCCATTGACAGCGACCATGGAACCACCAATGTTCGCTATAGAAGAAGTACCAGAATCACCGCCGCCAAAAAATGGTTCATCAAACGGTTGAGTAATCTGAGTAGCCACTACACTCCCCGATAAATAGGAATACGAGTAACCAACCTAGACATTTCCTCCTGCACACGCGCCTTATATAACCGTGACATTTGACCAGCGATAGCACTATTAGAAGACACCGGCACTTCATCAGGACGGCGAGAATCACCCTGCGTAGAAACCTGTGTACGGCGAGACTCAGTAGTAAACAGTAACTCAACCGCTGCACCAAGAGCAGGAATATCTAACATAGACTCAGACAAACCAAGATCAGCAATAGGATCATCATCAAGACTCGTAGCCTGACTAAACGGAGCCTTATAAGTAAACTCAATCTCAGTACCAGAAGGAATAGAAATAAGTAAACGAACAACATTCTGCTGAGTCGAATACACCCACCTGTAATGGCGAGGAGCAATACTACTCCACACATCAGTAGTACCCGGCCAACGAAAACGGACACGAAGAATATTAACCATATCCGCTGCCTCAACAGGAACCTCATACGTTTGATACGTAGGATCAACCTCAGCAACCCACGTACCAATTTTGTACAGTCCAGCCTCAGGAGAAGACATAGAACGCAACTGGTCATTGATAGCGTTGAACGCATACCAGTCAGTCATGCGAGGACGAACGAACAACATGTCACCCGCTGTCACAGCACTTTTAGGTGAATTGTCGTAACCCGGAATAACAAACACCGTATTATCCGTAGAGTAAACACCCTTAACAAACCACACATTCAAACCACTAGAAAGCAACATGCCTTTCTGAATACCATCAACACCCAGTTCAAGTTGCAAACTTGTTTGACCCGCTGACGCTGAAGTCTGAAACAAATTCACATTCTCAGTCATAGACCCATACACGCGCCTACGAACATCCGCTACAAGATCACCAACAGTAGCCATCACATACCCCCAAGAAACATCACAACAGGATACGGATCATCAACAGGAGCAGCAGCAACAGCCCAAGTAAGACCAGTAGTCTGCGTTGAATCAACCGTAAGAACAAAACCATTTGTTGCCCCAACAGCCAAACGACTTAAAGTATTGTCAGCAGTACCAACAATAAGATCACCCTTAGCATCAACAAGAGACTGAACAATCGCTGTACCTGTAACTTGAGAAGGAGCGATACTAATAAGGCTTTGATTAATAGCAACAGTTTGAGTACCAGAATCATAAGTAATAGGAGAAGTCGCTACGACAACACCGGGAACACCCTGAGGACCTGTAGCCCCAGTTGCTCCAGTTGCTCCAGTAGCACCAGTAGCACCAGTTGGACCCGTAGGACCAGCCGGACCGACAGCGCCAGTACGAACAAGAATGACTGATATACGGTGATTATTAGCAAACCCTGTAGTTCCAGTACCACCAGAATCAACAAGAGTAACTGGAGCAGTTATATACAAATTACTTACAATAGTTATGTTAGAAGAAACTTTCCACTTCTGATAATTATTAGAATCGTTTTCATCTTGAAGAACAATAAAATCATTAACAACAATTTCTTTAAGAAAAAGATCAACATCAATATTATCATTAGTAATATGGTTAATATTAATTTCAGTTGCAGAAATTTGCGTAGCGTTATTCCACAACACAAAAGCATTTCCCGGATCACCACTTGTAGAACTGGTTTTAACTTTATAAGGAAAATAAGAAGAAGAACCACCAGAAGGCCCTTGAGCACCCGTAGCACCCGTAGCACCCGTAGCGCCTGTAGCACCCGTAGGGCCAGTGTTACCTTGAATACCCTGAATACCTTGTGAACCTTGGGGACCAGTAGCGCCAGTTGCACCCGTAGCACCAGTTAAACCAGTGTCACCTTTAATTCCTTGAATACCCTGAATACCCTGAGGCCCTTGAAAAGTACCAGCATCAATCCACGAGCCACCATTCCAAACATACAAATGACCATCAGAATCAACAACCCAAGCATCACCCGGATAGTTACCAATAGCAGGAAGCGCCGCTACCGTAGCGACGTTACCTTTAATATTAATAGAATCACCCTGAGGGCCCTGAGGACCCGTGTCACCAATAGGACCCTGAACACCAGCAGGACCCGTAGCACCAGTACTACCCGTAGGACCCTGCGCCCCAGTAGGACCAGTAGGCCCCTGAGGACCAGTAGGACCCTCAGGACCCGTAGGACCAGTAGGACCTTCAGGACCAGCGGGAAGACCCTCTACCGCTGAATTAAGAGTATTGATAGCCTCAATAATAAGATTAGTATCACTCGCAGGAGTACCATCACCCGGAGTTTTATTCGGGGTAGGCAGCGTTAAATCAGCCATCAATAACTCCTAATTAAACTGCGTGTCATAAGTTTCAGGATACACGTTATCCGTGTAAACATTCCTCCAAGTGTACCCTGCCTCTGTCAAAGCATCATACTCAAACGTCCCAACATCAGTACGGTAATCAGTACCACCAAGAATAAACGTATGAACATCTTCGTCCTGAATGTCATCATTCTCAAACGTAGCACGCTCAACGACAGTACCATCCGTATAAATAAGTATGCTGTTCTGTGCTGGAGGGGGCAGGATAAACGACCATAAAGGGCTAATACCGCGACCCTGAATCGTGCGAGGACCATAAGTACCCCGCCCCAACAACTGCACCTGAATGGTCAAAATTTCTTCTTTCCTGCAAAAGCATTATCAACAAGATTAGGATACGGACGACCCGCAGCCTTAGCCCTCTTCTTAGCAGCAGCCTTCTGAGCCGCTGTCAAAGGAGTAGACTTCTTCTTAGGATTAGGCTTATCCCAAAACGCTTTAGGCATACTTACCCGGCTTAGTATCCGTAGGTTTCTTAACCTCAGACTTACCACCAGACTTACCCAAAATCATAGGAGCAGCGACCTTTTTATCATTAGGTGTTGAACACCCACACTTATAACACATAATTACATAGCCTTCCGTTTAGGCATAACCTTCTTCGCTGAAGATTTAGACTTAGCAACAACTTTCTTTGCAGGACCTTTGCCATAACCTTTTTGTCCTATTTTTTTACCGCAACCACATTTCATACACATTTATTTACCTTTCTTCTTAATTACGCCACTAACACGCTTCAAACGAGGATTCGCTTTCACGGCTTTCTTTGATGCCTTACGCGCACCAGCAGCAACAATTGCTCCAGCGCGTTCCATACTAATTCCTTGTTTCTTAGCAATCTTGCTCTGCACAGCCTTAAAACCGGGATGAGTTTTTTTGTTTTTCATAGTGCTACCTTTCTTGTCATATGACTTAGTAACAAAAGTTTCACCAAGAGAAGCCATCAACAATCCCACGCACGCAACGATTTATTAATTCGGCTATTAGGATCACGAGCAGTCTTAGCCGAAGTATTAACTTTCTTCATACCCTTCATCCTTGCACAAAACGACTTCCTACGAGCAGCAGACTTAGGTGACTTCTTAGCCTCAGCCTTCTTCACCGGAGGCTTCAACTTGCCACCAGTAGCCTTGTTATAAGACGCACGACCTTTAGCGTTCAAACCCCCTTTAGGGTTCTTACCCGCTTTTCGCTGCCACGCAGGAGTAGCCATTTATTTACCAGACGCACGCTTAGCCTGCGCACGAGCAGCAGCCTTAGCCTTTTCCAAATTTGCTTTTTCCTTCGCTGCTTCAGCAGCCTTTTGAGTAGCAGTCTTAGGCTTTGGTCGAACAGCAGGTTTACCAGACATATAAGCAGCCTGATTTCTTGCAGCAGCCTTTTCTTCTGGACGAGATGCTCCAGACGAACCTAAGTTTGCAAAAAAATCACGAAGAGGGGCATTACGAATGCGATCATTATATGCACGAATTGATTCATTCGGACGGCGTGGACCTTTATCTTTTTTTGCCGCAGCAGGATTAGCAGCCATACCAGCATAACGTGAACCAGAAGCCGTTTGACTTTTATTCATAGTACGACTACCAGTTTTTGTTAAAGAAGCAGGAACACCCGTTGGTTTTTTAGGGCCAGTAGTAGGACGCAAAGTAGTGCCAGTAGCCTTCACATCTTTCTTAGTAACATCCCAACGCCCAGTCTTAGCGTTATAACGGCGCACAGTTTTACCACCAGCACCAACACGAACAGTACCCGCTTTAACACCTTTATTCTGCATTTTACGTCTAGCCATTGCACTTGCCATATTAACTCCTAAAAATGGGGGATTGGTCCCCTCCCGTTTAGTGGCCGGGAGGGAACCAATCAAACTAAGCCAGAGTTGCTTGAGTATTAATATGAAGAAGAGCCTCTGTACGGAACACGCTGTAACCAACAAGATGGTACCAGCCGACCGAAGCGAAACGCTTCAACTTATCAACCACAGGAGCAACAACAGTCTTCGGCTGAGGACCAAAGCCCGGAGCCGTACTGTACGCCTTAGCAAGAGCCTCAGCACCCATAAGGTAACCGCGACCCTGATTCGTAAGGTGATTGTTAACAACGAGGCGAACGCCTTCGTAAGTACCAACTTCACCCATGAAAATGCTGTTACCGGCTTGACCCATACCACCTGCATAACCAACCATCCAACGGAAGCCAGTATCGGTAGTATCAGACATCAACTGCTGAGCCTGATAAGGGCTAATAACAGCAACATAGTTACCGCCACGCAACGGACGAACATTGTC